CGCTTATGTTGTTCACCCAAGCTCTAGAGAATACCACTAGGACGCCTTGACGTAATCAAGTTACGAGTCTCTTCAACCTTAACTGCCCTCATTTAGGGTACTTCAGTGTTTGTTAAGACTCTCTAGCAGTAAGAGCTCTATGCTTTTTTCAATGATGCACTGAATGCTTTTAACCATTCAGGTACATCATTAGGCATTGAGGATTTCTCTTGTTTAACCACAGTTTTAACTATGTTTAATTTCGGTACATCTCCCCTACGCCCTAAAGGTTTGTAATAACAAGCAAGAGAACGCCCCTTACGGCTCTTCAATATAAATTGAAGAACTTTCAGAGGATTTTCTTCCTTAACTACAACCGGAGACTTTTTCTCAATCTTAGAGAGAGATCTCTTGACCAATGTAAGTATTTCCTGGAATCTGTCAATTGAATTATTGGCAGAAATTCAGTATTCTAGAGGCTTCTGGCTAAGAGAAAATGAATCATTTTTCATCTGCTCTTTTGCCATGAAACCCCCAGAAGGTACGAGCATCGATCTCGAGTCTGCATCTAAGGTTGAACCTATTTCGTCGAGAGCTGGTTTAGCTGTTCTCTGAAGAACATCTTTCAGTTGTCTATAAATAGAGTTCAACTCCTCAGTCAGAGGATCCACATCTTCCAACAACATCGTTGCCGATATTGCCTTCGCTGCAGGCCCCCCTTCCTTGGTCTCGAATAAGACCTCCATCATGCCCTTGGCCAATTTTCAGAGGTCTGAGTGATCTCTGTACTTAGAAGTGAATAAATCCACTCTAGTACGAAGACCATTCTGGTACCAACTAAAATCATATAAAAAGGAGTTATTAATCTCTTCTTTATTAATGAAAGTAGGTGTGATACCAACCCCAAGTTTACAAACACAACTCAGTAGATAGCTTTCACGCAATCCACTAAGGAGTGTTTTATAAACTTGTTTTGATGGACTATCTAAATTAATAGTAGCCTTAATCAAATCGGAGAATTTAACCAATCCCTTATTCGCATACATAGTGAAGAGCGAGAAAAGAGAGAACGAACTCTCCCCTTGCACTCAGCGTGTATGACGAATCATGTTCATAATAAAACGACCCACATAAGCCTTATGAAGATCCCTATTCAATAAAGAATAAAGAATATTCACACGACCCATAAGAGTGTTTTGAGAAATGAACATTTTTCAGGAAATAGCACTAACGTCTATCCCTTTGTACCCTGTAACCTTTGCAAATTCAAAGGTACTATTACTAGCCACAACACTCTTTGAAAGGTTAATAGGAACCCCAATCTCATCCATTACTTGTAGATAAGATTGAGCCACCTCCTTTTCAAAGATGTTGATGTCATCACCTAATAATTCATATTGACTGTACCAAGAACCAGGAAGTATCTTCCCGGCTCTTCGAGCGGCCAATTGAACTAAAAAGTGATGCGTAATTGCCAGCATCGCCCAAGACGAAAGTGCACCCATCGGTTGACCTACTGCATAGCGGTAGGAATCCCATGTAAGCACTTTATCCTTAGACTGGGATAAATGATAGTCCCGATCGACCAACAGTGTCCTTCAGGCTTCCGCTGCCTCGCGCCCAATTAAGGACGTTAGCACCGTAACTTGAAGACTTATTGGTAAGCGGTCAGTCGCCGCGCTTAAATCGTAACCATATGAACAGTTAAACCGTAATGATTTTTCGAAACATCTTTTCACAGATGCACGTTGATCAAACGTACCGTCATTTGGCAACGATTTAAGGAAGGAAAATAAAGCCAAATGTAACGGCTTCAGGACA